AAGCTGTACGATAAGTAATACAATTTGAAACAAAATAAAACTAACTGCCGTTACAGGCAGTGTTAAAAATTAAGAACTATGACTAAGGAAAAGAAAACTACTAGCACAAAGAAAACAAGTAAGGCTAAACTAGTTAAAGTTGAAGAGAAACCGTTCGATTTGATTATTGATTTTGGTCCAGCTCATGAGAATGAGGCTAGAAAAGAAATCGAATTGGCTGAAGAAATTGCATATAGAGAAAAGAAAGAAGCTTATTCAAAATCTATGGATCTTAAACCAACTAAAGCACCTTGGTATAAGAGACTAGGTTTAAAGATCAAACAGTGGTTTAATCGATAACAATTATGATTGATTTCAATAAGAAAATCAAAAATAGCAAATGATTAAAAATTACCCCATGCTCAAAAGGTGTGGGGTATTATTATATAAAATCCTAAAGTATGATAGATTTTAATAAGAAGATCAAAAACTCTGATAAATTTCGTCAGCCTGCATTAAACTTTATCAACAGTGGTTCTTATTGTCAGTATCCGAAAGGTACTACTGAATATTACAATTTCTGGGACCAAGAAGTAGATAGATGTGTTAATGGTTATACTGCAGAAGATGGTGATTACATTACTGGGTATAACTATTTCTATTTAAACTATTGTCCTATTCAAAGACTTGTTTATACTACGGTTAATGGTGAAACTAAGAAGATTAGACAAGCTGCATTCCCTGATTTCTATGATTACGATTATTACTTCTTTCAAGCTGTAGAGGAAGCAGAGAATCAAGGTAAACATATGGTACTCACAAAAGCAAGACGTAAGGGTTATGAGCAACCATACTCTGAATTAGTAGCAACACCAAATGGTTTTACTACTATGGGTTCACTAAAAGTAGGAGATGAAGTAATGACTCCATATGGTACTAGTACAAAGATCAAAGAAGTATTTGAACAGGGGTATAAGGATTTATATGAAGTAGTATTGCATGACGGTAGAAAAGTTAGGTGTGGCAAACACCATTTATGGCGAGTATACAAACGTAGTACAAAAGGTGATAACGGTGATGGTTATTCTGTTATGACTACTTGGGATATACTACAAAAAGGTATCTATAACGTACAAGGTAAATATAGGGTATATAAATACTATCTTGAGCCAATAGAAGAAGTACCGTATGCAGAAAAAGAATTATTAATTCACCCTTATATACTTGGTTGCTTACTTGGGGATGGTACAATGAACAAGAAAGGTAAATCTATTAAAATTTCAACAGCAGATCAAGAAATAGTTGATGAATTTCAAAGATTACTTGGCAGTGATTATGAATTAAAAAGAGACCCTTCTTGTTATAACTACCGTATTGTATATAAGCGAAGATTTGATAAAGAAATCTGTAATAAATTTGAAAATGGCAGATTTGGTGTAAATCCATTAGCTAGATATATAACTGAACTGGGTCTAAATTGTAACTGTGCAGATAAGTTTATACCAACAGAGTACGTGTATAGTTCTATTGAACAACGTTATGAACTTGTAAGAGGGTTAATGGATACAGATGGAACTATTAGTTTAGATGGATCTATGATGTTTGCAAATACGTCTAAGCAGTTAGTTGAGGATTTAGCATTAGTATTACGTAGTTTAGGAGTTCGATGCGAGATAAATACCTATAAAAAAGATGGATGTAAGTTACTTTATAGACTATATATAAGAAGCAATAAAAACCTATTTAAACTCAGTCGGAAAGTATGTAGAGTAAAACCAGATAAAGAGACTTGGAATCGTATAGCAATTGTAGAGATAAACAAATTAGAATATCAAGAACAGTGTAAATGCATATTGCTAGAAGACGACAGGCATATGTACCTTACTCGGGATTATATTCCTACACATAATTCATATAAAACTGCTTCCATGTTGTGTCGTAACTTCTTTCTTATCCCTAATTCAAAGTCTTATGTATATGCATCAAACAAGCAATATCTTACTGAAGATGGTAACTTAACCAAAGCTTGGGATTATATGGATTTTATTGATGCTAATACCGCATGGGGTAAGAAAAGGCAAGTAGCTAATACAGCCATGCGTAAAAGGGCATCTATGCTTGTTACTGATGAATTTGGTAACAAAGTAGAAATGGGTTACAAATCTGAAATAATGGGTGTATCTGTTAAAGATAACCCAAATGCTGTTCGTGGTAAAGCTGCTAAACTAATTGTGTGGGAAGAAGGTGGTTCATTCAAAGAATTAAAAGCTGCATGGGAAATTGCTAGACCATCAGTAGAACAAGATGGTGTTGCCTTTGGTCTAATGCTTTTGTTTGGTACAGGTGGTGACGAGGGTGATAATGTAGCAGGTTTAAGGGAAGCCTTTTATGACCCTGAAGCATTTAACTGTATTGGTTTTGATAATATATGGGATGAAGGTGCAGTTGGTGGTAAGAAATGTGGTTTCTTTGTACCTCAACATACTAACCTAGATATACGTGATTCAAATGGTAATCGTATATATATGGATGACGATGGTAATACTCTTCACGATAAAGCTAAGGCATATATACTTAACCTAAGAGCTAAAGAATTAAAGAGTGCTAAAGACTCTCAACAAGTAGACAGGTATACTGCAGAACATGCAGAAACACCC